AGGTGAAGGGCATGGTGACAAGGCCGAGCGCATGGCTGAAAACCTTATAAAAGTTGCCGAGTTGCGTGGCGCACTAAAAGATATGGAGCATCACCCTGAAAGGCTTGCTAACGTTATCGACTTGGCAACCAAGGCTTATGTTGGCAGTGGTGGGCTAGTAGGTTCTGACCAGCTTAAAAACTTCATTACTACGGGCGGCGTATCAGCAAAGCTATTATCAGATAAAGCTTTCTTTTTTACAGAAAGCCACGGCATACAAGAAAGCGGCGGCTTTAGGCAGGGCACGGGCGGAATGTCGGCATATCAGAACCTTGTTATGGGCAGGACTACAACGCAGGTTGCTGAGAATCTTGTAAAAATGGGCGTTATTCGTCCCGATGCCGTCGAGTATGTTGATGGAAATAAAAAAGAAAAAATACGCAAAATAGCGCCCAATGCATTAATACAAATAGACAAGGCAAAAACAGACCCTTTTCACTGGATGATGGAAGATTATTTGCCACTTCTAAAATCTAAGGGCATTACAAAAGATTCTGACGTATTGACCGCCATATCTGAATCATTCAGCAATAGAACAGCCGCGAACAAATTCAGCAGTATGTATTTGGAGCGTGCGAACATTTTAAAGCATGAAGCAGCTATGCCTAAAGCGATGGGTGTTAATGAGATTTATGCCGAGGGTAGTAAAATTGCTCAAGGTAATGAAATAGATTATGAAGCTAAAAAGAAGGATTTATACAACGAAATAGGAACCCATGTATTGCCTATTTACGTTAGAGCTTTAGAAATGACAATAGGCGCTATCAAAAGCCTAACAAACTTTATGCGTGAACATACCGTTATTGCCAAAGGCTTAATATTGGCTTTTGCGGGGTTATCAGCAGGGCTTTTAATTCGAGGTGCTGTTTTGCTGTTGGGGGCTGCTTTTAGGGGGCTTGGTTTAAGCATGGCAATGTCTGCCAGTCGCTCGGTACTTTTCCCTGCAATGCTGGCGCGTGGCAGTGCAGCGTTGTCATTTTTATCAGCAAGGGCGTTAGTTGCATCTGCTTTTATTGCTCGCGTTGGACGGTTTTTAATGATACTTGGCAGAATGGCGTTTCCAGGTCTTTTTAAATTTGGGCGATTTTTGGCGATATTAAGCAGCTCGCTTTTCCCAAATGTCACTAGAGCCGTCATTGCCTTGCGTACCGCTTTATTTGCCAACCCGTTAGGTATCGCATTGGGGGCAATAGCAATTGCAGGGCTTTTGATTTATAAATACTGGCAACCACTTAAAGGATTTTTTAAGGGGTTATGGCAAGGCATAACGCAAGGGCTTGCGCCTGCAATGGCAAAAATTAAAGCGTCAATGGCTGGCCGATATTTTGATGCCTTATTAAATCAGGGCAAGGCGGTAATCGCATGGATCGGAAGGATGATAGGTGGATTTAAAAACCTGTTAAAACCCGTTGCGGATGTGGGCGGTGCTGGTCAAAAAATGGGTGTTAAATTTGGATTGGCAATAGCTGGGATGATTAAGTGGGCGGCTAAATTGTTAGCTGCGTTTTTATCATTGCCAGGAAAAATGGTGTCGATAGGGAATCGCATCATGGAAGGGTTAAGAGCTGGAATTATGGCCAAATTAGGCCAGTTAAAAACTAGCATTATCGGTATTGGACAAAATATTTCAACGTGGTTTAAATCGTCCTTATCAATACAATCCCCGTCTAAAGTCTTTCATCAGCATGGCGGGCATATAGTTGGTGGATTAGTTAGTGGAATTAAATCAAATATTAACAGAGCGAGTGATGCAGTTAAATTACTAGCCGCGACTGTATTAAATAAACCGATAAAAAAAACTATTAATATAGGTTATGCGCTTACTAATAAGCCAATTAAAATAAATCCATCTATTGCAAGTGGATTAAAATTACCAGCAATGAATTCGCCACTTTATAAAAATGGCGTTTTGTCTATAGCCACTAAAAATGGTAAGGTTACACACGAACATAAAGCTGTAAAAACAGTGGCTGGCAAACATGAAAAATATGTAAATGTTAACACTGCCGTAGTCTTAGATGGGCGCAAAATTGCCGAGGTTGTCAGCAAGCACCAATCAAAAGAACTAAGCCATCAAGCAACAGGTGGCAGCCGCTTTGATCCAACCATGTCCGCGCCTCATGTGGCCATGAATTATGTTAAATAATGCGGTGTATGGTACAATCAAGCCATGATAATTGATACCATTTTAAAGCTAGGCGACTTTACTTTTGCCAATTTTGAGATCCCCGAAAAAATAACTTTTGGCGGTGAACAAAAGCTTGTTAATCATGAGTTAATCGGCGGTATTCCTGTTTTTGATGCTATGGGTAAAAGTGATCATGACCTGGAATGGAGCGGGTTATTTAAAGGCGATAACGCCTTGTTACGTGCAAGGTATATCGATGGCTTGCGACTGGCCGGAAAGCCTTTGCCGCTTACGTGGTCAGAGTTTGCTTATCGTGTCATCATTAAAGAGTTTACCGCAGATTTTCAGCGCCGTTATCAAAAGCCATACACGATAAAATGCGCAATAGTTGATAACTTAACAGCACCCATAAAATTTATTGCTGATCCTGGTATTGATAGTCTGATAGCATCAGATATGTTAAACGCTGGGGATTTGGTGACAGCAATAAATGACCCGATATTAACCGGCCTATTTAGCACAGCATCAACAGCTCTTTCGGCAATAGATAAAATAAGCGCAGCAACAGGTGGTAAATTAAATAGCGTTCTTGCCCCAATTTCGGCAGTTAGAGCAAAGGCAAACTCAATGTTAACCGCTATAGCACCGGCAATTACAACAGCAGATATATTAAGCCAAGTTTTCGGTATTACAACAACATCCAATTTGGCACGGCTTGACAGCACATTAGGCCGCGTTGAGTCTAACATCACAGCACAGGATTTTAACAGTAAAGTTGTGACTGTGGCAGGTGGCAACCTTTACAAAATAGCGGCGGCTGAATATGGCGACCAATCGGCTTGGGTTGATATTGCCAGGGCTAATAGTCTATCTGATCCAAACATCACAGACGTTAGAAGCCTGACAATACCAAGAAATACCAGCAATTCAGGCGGTATTTTATGACGATACCACTCGCCAGGCAGCCACGCGGAGCAGTGCGTTTAAATGGCGAATTGATGACCGGCTGGGTTAGTTTTGATGTAGACAATAACTCATTTTATCAGGCTGATACGTTTCGTGTTGTTTTTGCTGTTACGGCTCTGCCCAAAGATAAAGGCGCCGACTGGTTTGCTAAGCAGACAAGTATAGAGTGCGAGATATTAGCAGGGTTTCCTAAAACACCCGATTCTTTTAATCCAGAAGAATTAAAGGTTTTGATTTTTGGTAAGGTTGACGATATTAATTACAATCCAGCGACTTTTGAGATTGAATTAAGCGGCAGGGATTTAACCAGCGCCTTTATCGATGCCAAGACCACAGAAAAATTCCAGAACCTGACATCATCAAAAATAGTCGAACAAATAGCATCAAGGCGAGGGCTTAAGCCAGTGGTTACGCCAACCAAAACCGTAGTCGGTACGTATTACCAGATCGACCATGCTGACATAAGCGAGCAACGTACCGAATGGGATTTATTGACCTATTTGGCAGCAAAAGAACAATATTCAATTTTCGTGTCCGGCAAAGAATTGCACTTCTCCCCGTTACCAAGTGCAACGGACACACCTTATTTACTTAAATGGGAGCAGCCAACCAAAGATCATGGTTTTCCCATTTTTAACGGCAAGTCAATTGCTTTTAGCCATAGCTTGACACTATCCAAAGGCGTTGCAGTGACTGTAAGGTCATGGAATCAAAAGCAAAAAAAAGGTTTTACAGTGTACTACCCACACAAGCCAAAAGACAGCGACCAAGCCTATAGCTTTACCGTGCCAAACAAAACACATGAAGAAGCGTTACAAATTGCCCAAACAAAGCATAAAGAAATAACCAAACATGAGATAAAAGTCATGGTTGAATTGCCTGGGGATAACGACTTGACAATCTCATCTGTGCTAAAAGTCGAAGGTACATTGACTGACTTTGACCAGATTTATTATGTTGATAGCGTTACCCGCCAAATGAGTTTTAATGAAGGTTACACCATGGCAGTCAATGGCAAAAACATTGCCCACGGATCGGTTAATAACGAATGATGCGAGCTATTGCCAACTCTATGAGTCAACGTGCCAGTATTGCCGCCAATAGCACGGCATCGGTAAAACTTGGTATTGTAACGAGTTACGATCCTGCTAATTATTCGGCAAAAGTGCAATTGCAGCCTGAAGGAACTGAAACCGGATGGTTGCCAATATCTACGCCTTTTGTCGGTAGCGGCTGGGGTATGTTTTGCCCACCATCCATAGGCGATATGGTTGAGGTGCAGTTTCAAGAGGGCGGGATAGAGGCGGGGTTTATTTGCGGCAGAATGTTTAACGACGATGACCGGCCAGTAAGTTGCCCTATTGGAGAGTTTTATTTAATACATAAAACCGGCTCTTACGTAAAACTTTTTAACGATGGGAGGATAAAATTTAACTCAACTGTTGAAATAGACGCGGGCAATATGGCGAGTGCATTGCATACATTAGTACATGATGCTTTTATGTCACTGTACAACGGCCATACTCATACAAGTGCAACAAGCGGAAGTCCTACAAGCTCACCTCTACAGCAAATGAATGCAAGTCATTTGACAACTATTTTGAAAGGTAATTAATGGCTACATTAAACGATATTCATCATTTTTTTGGCGGTGACATTACCATGAGCGTCACGGGTGATTTACGGCCAGTGACTGGCACAGAGCTAGGGCAGCAACGGGTTTTAAGACGATTGCTCACTAATCCAGGTGATTACATTTTCCACACTGACTACGGTGCTGGATTACCCGCTAAAGTAGGGAGTACATTAAATCAGTATGAAATAACGGCTTTAATCCGTGGCCAAATGTTGCTTGAAGATGCCGTTGCCAAGTCTCCAGAGCCAGAAATCACAGTAAAACCTTTTGCCAACGGGGTATCGGTTTATATTTTATACACGGATGCCGATAGCCAGCAGCGCGCCTCACTTTCTTTTAATGTCAATCGGTAATAATTAAAATATGGCCATAACCGCAAAAGATTTTACAACGCTAGTCCGTGAGCAAGTCACAGATATTCAAGGCACGGCTAGCCTATTGATTGATGTATCAGTCGGATCAATTTTACGGGCAGCAGTCGAAGCCAATGCCGCTGTTACCATGTGGCTACAGGGGCTTATTTTTCAGGTTTTAGCTACTACAAGAGCCGCGACAAGTTCAGGTCCCGACTTGGATAGCTGGATAGCCGATTATGGCATGACACCGCGATTGATAGCGGATTACGCCACTGGCACGGTTACACTATCACGTTTTACGGCGACAACAACGGCAGGCATACAAATAGGGGCAGTTGTACAGACTGTTGACGGCGTACAATTTGCGGTTATTCTGGACACTACAAACCCGCTTTATAATGTTGGATTGGGTGCGTATTTGTTGGGCGTAAGTGTTTCCAGTGGCAGCGTACCAGTAAAAGCTATTATTGCAGGAGCAAGCGGAAATGCAGTCATTGGAGCAATCAACACGATTGCACAGGCAATGCCTGGTATTGATACCGTAACCAACGCAGCCGCTTTTGTAAATGGCACTGATGGCGAAACAGACGCACAGTTAAGATTACGGTTTATCGCTTATGTTGCCAGTCTTTCAAAAGCGACTAAAAGCGCCATAGGATACGCGATAACCAGCTTACAACCTGGTGTTACCTATACTTTAACGGAAAATTTTAGCTATGCAGGCGTAGCGCAACCAGGATATTTTTATGTGGTGGTTGATGATGGCAGCGGCGCACCTGGTAGCCAGTTTTTAACTGATGTTACCAATGCTGTGGAACTGGTGAGGGGGCTTACCATTACTTTTGGTGTGTTTGCCCCTGTACTATTAACTGCAAATGTCTCTTTTACCATCATCACCGCATCAGGCTATGACCACGCGACATTGATTGCATCAGCTAATGTCGCTGTGACAAATTTTATTAATGGTTTGGGTATCGGTGGTTCCTTATTTTACAGCAAATTACCGCAAATAATTTATGAGTCATCACCAGGGATAACGAACGTCACAGGATTAACGGTCAATAGTGTGACTGTTGACTTGACAGCCACTAACAAACAAATTATCAAGTCTGGGGTAATCACAATCACATGATCGGTGATAAATTAGATACGTTTAAGCGACTAAAAACACTAATCCCGTTTAGTTGGTTTGGCGACAACTCGACTAATATTGACTCTTTACTTCAGGGCGCGGCCACGGCAGCAAGCTGGACTTATGAATTATTGACTTATGCCAAACTACAAACACGATTAAAAACCGCGACTGATTACTGGCTTGATTTAATTGGTTTTGATTTTTTTGGCGCCAGCTTTCTACGCCGCACAGGCCAAGGTGATGAATCTTTCAGGGCTAAAATTTTAGCGAACTTATTTAGAGAGCGCGCGACACGTAACGGCATGATTGCTGTCTTGACTGAGTTGACTGGTAAAGTGCCTGTCATTTTTGAGCCAGTACGATCCGGTGATGTGGGCGCGTATAATGTCAGTGCGGCGTATGGAATTACCCGCTATGGCTCTAGCTCAATACCCTATCAGTGTTTTATTGACGTGAGCCGAGACCCAGAAACAACTTTATCAAGTTACGGCGGATATGGATCAACACCAATGGCGTATGGCGTTACAGCATCATCATTAAATGCCTATGCGTCGGGGGGATTAGCACAGTCATTATTGATAGATGCCGACATTTACGCAACAATCGAAGCAACCAAGCCAGCCGGAACGATTTGCTGGACAAGAATATCACAATAAAAAGGCCATAAGATGAATAGACAGCTAATATACCCAAATGCTTTAGTACAAGATTCAACACATTTGCAAGCATGGCGTGACACCATGATTGCAATGGGGAAATTGCAGCAGGCATTGTACGGCACGGCGACACAATTTAACGGGCTAGCCTGTACACCGACCGCACCGGCTTCGATGCAAGTGCAAGTTGCACCGGGAGAAGTTTACGCTTATGTCAATATTGACGATACTGCCTATGGTGCTTTAGCTAGCGACACCACACACCAGATTTTAAAGCAGGGCACTTTAGACGATGCCGTCTTGTTGTCTTGCCCTGCGCCAACAACTGCAGGACATAGCCGAAACTATTTAATTCAAGCGGCTTTTTCTGAAGTTGACACAGATAGCACCGTATTGCCTTATTACAATTCAAGCAATCCATTAGGCGCGGCGTGGTCGGGTCCAGGCAACGCAGGAACAGCGCAAAATACTGCACGAAAAGGGACTTGTGTTGTGCAAGTAAAAGTGGGGGTTTCTGCTGCCACAGGCTCACAAGTTACGCCAACACCGGACGCAGGCTATTCTGGCCTTTATGTGGTGACGGTGGCCAATGGTGCGACAACTATTGTCAGCGGGAATATTACTAGCTACACAGGTATTATTTGGCTGCCAGCAGAAGGTAGTCAGGTTTTCGCAAAAGTACGCCAACAAACAATATCAAATTTGGCGACACAGGGTATTGCTTACCCAGTTGGAGCGCATTGGAAGTATGGCAACACAACATTAACAGCAGGCGCATCGATAGCAATAACATACATAACTAACTACAATGTCCAAACCGACGTTATTTTGACAGGTTGTGGAAGCCAAACAAATGCAATGACAGCGGGTGTGCGGTGGTCAAATAAAACAGCATCAGGATTTACACTTACAAATGATAACAGCACAACACAGGCTGTGGACTGGGCTTGTTTTGGCCACTAAAAAATGAAAGCCACGAGACTAAACAATTTAATTTATAAAGGACGTGCCAAGGCCGCTGAACATTTAGGATTTTACTATTATGTTTATCGTCCAGTGCTGGCAACCAATCCACTAACAAATAAAACAGCCACGCTAAAGGCTGTTTTTAACAACCAAGACAACGCTTACAAACGGCCTAACATGCCGCAAAATGCGTATTGGAATGGTGATTATGACGGTAGATTAACGACACCTGGTGATTATTTGGTGGCCAAATGCGCGCCAAGTGACATTAAATTTGTGGTGTCACAGCAATCGCTATTGCCGATTGTTTTAGTTGATTGCAACACAAGTATAAAAATTATCAGGTCATCACCCCATGCAAGCGTGGGCGCTGGGGCTTATGGTGGGGCGTGCAATGATAATATAGTTGATATTATCGGCGGGGGTGCTGGGGCTGATGATTTTTACTGGCCTTGTAGTATTTTGCTTTATGGTTCCAAAGATGGCAGAAGTGAATTGCCAGGTGGCGTTACACAAGCCGGTTATCGTGTTTTGTTGCCCGTATCACTGCCGGTCGATATTCACGCATCGGACATTATTATCGATGACCGTGGCAATCGATACGTCATACAAGCCGCTGAAAAACAGGAAAGCGGATGGCGGATTAATGCCACGGCAGAGCATTTGTAATATTCAAACCATAAAAAAGGCCGTATTAAACGGCCTTTTGTTGTTAACTGATGAATAAATCGGATTGTGCAGTTAGCTGCTTTTTAGCAAACTCCTCAATTAGCTCCATGATTAAGCTATGTTTGCTATCATCAAAACGCGGGATTCCATGATAGTACCCGCTTGAATAATCAAGCCCGTCAACAGTAAAGCGATACCTTGTCACTTTTTTTATTTCTTCAACCTCTTCTAAAATTCCAACACCAACCAAAGCCAAATAATTAGACCTAACTTGGTTGTTGTTGCGAGTGCTGCTAATCGCTTTCATAGTGTTTGGATTGATTCTGGTTATTGCCAACATTTTTTTATCTTCTTGGCTCATCGTCAGTTGTTGCGATTTAATGTAATTACGCATAGCAATAAATTCAGATGCTAATTTCATTTGAGCAACAACTGCTTTCGATCCTGTCAGTCTCCCTGTAATTACAATTGCCATTTCTTCGTTAAATTCAAATATTGCAATCTTTTTGCCACGAGAGTTTTTTATTTCTGACTGTGCAATATTGCACAGTGAGATTTCATCACATGACAAATCTTTTAAAATATTTCTAATTGTCCGATTTACAGATGATGGTGTCCTATTAAATCTTTCAGCAAGCTTTACGCTTGTTGTTGTCAATTCGCCGTTGTCCGATACTGTAATCAATTCGTTCATTTCAAAACCTCATAAGCAAAAAAAAGCCCATTACCAGAATTCGGGTAGGAGACCGAAAACTAATAACAGGCTATTATCTAGCTTAAAAAAAATAACGCTCCTACACGAATTTTTTAAGCTTCGTGTATTGTACCATGAATTTTATTCATTTCAACAAATCCCCCACCATTTCAACATAAGCCGATTCTTCAAAATGCACGTTATCGGCTTTAAGTTGGTATTTACCAGAATCGATAACGTTAATGTTGCCATGTTTCATCGCTAACTGATTTTGACGAATAAAACGCCAATATTTACGATTAATGCCGTGGTCAATATCGTTAATTGCAAAGACGGTTACAGGGAGACTGACAGGATCGAAAGCAGTTGTTGCTCAAATGAAATTAGCATCTGAATTTATTGCTATGCGTAATTACATTAAATCGCAACAACTGACGATGAGCCAAGAAGAT